TGCGTATTTTGATGGTAGTGGTGATTATATATCAGCAGCAAATAATGCAGATTTTAATGTCGGGTCATCCGACTTTACTCTTGAATGTTGGGCGTATATTGAATCTATAAATGGCAATGCCGGCCTGTGCGGTTTATATAATACGTCCACGAATCAAAGAAGTTATTTAATTTATCAAACTGCCGGTAGCGCACACTTTGGTGTTGCAATGTCCAGTGATGGTACTTTTCAATCTGGTAGTGGTTTTGATAGTGGTGTTGCTGTATCAAATTATTTAAATCAATGGGTACATTTGGCTCTTACAAAAAGTGGAACTAATGCAACTTTATATTTAAATGGCAACTCTATCGGAACAACATCTTCAGCACCATCTACTTTACATGCTTCAACAGCGTCATTTGTTGTAGGGAAGACGAATGGCAACGATACTCATACTACTGGATATTTTTCTGATGTTCGATTGGTAAATGGTAGTGTGGTTTATACTTCTAACTTCACACCGCCAACTGCACCTCTAACTGCGATCACAAACACAAAATTCTTACTAGGACAACTACCTTATTTTAAAGATCAATCTACATCAAATCATGCAATCACTCCTAATGGTGACGCTTCATTAAAACCAAAATCTGTATTTGATAATGCTCCATATTCAGAAGCAGATCATGGTGCGAGTGTTAAAATAGAAAGTTCTGGTTCAAACAGACTAACATCTCCAATAACAGCAATGGGAACCGGCGATTTTACAATATCTGGTTGGGTATATACAATTGGAAGTAATAATCCAGATATTATTTTTGACACTAGGCCTATATCAGCAGATGCCTCAACTGGTTTTTACTTTGCACAATACAATGCTGGATATTTTTATATTGGGACAGCAAGTAATAATTTTGGACCAATTCAAGGAACTACTAATTATCCAAAAAATGCATGGAATCATTTTGCAATAGTTAGAGATAGTTCTGGAAACTTAAAAATGTATATTAATGGCAATCTAGAAGGAACAGATGCTATTGGAACGAGTAAAGACCTTACATCTACAGATATAACGATAGGTTCAAATAGAGCCGGTTCAAGTACCTGTAATGCATATGTGAGTGATCTAAAAATTGAAAGTACTGCTGTTTATACTGCCGCATTTACACCTTCAACTACTCCGGCGGTTTCAGATTCGAATACTACATTCCTATTCAATCCAGAAACATCTATTTCAGATTTGAGTCAGAGAAATTCTTTAATAACTGTCGGTGGTGCTGCAGCATCTACAACTCAAGTAAAGTTTTCTGGAACAAAATCAATTTATATTGGTGCTCAGGGAGATTATATCAATTCTATACGTGATTCAACCATCCCAATTTTCCCAAATGGCGATAGTCAAGATTGGACATTAGAATATTGGTATTATCCAACAAACATTGCTGGTTGGAATTCTATTTTTAATATAGGCAATGGTTTACGAATGTATGCATTAAATGGAGGATTGGGAATTATAATTGAAAATGGCGGTTCAGTGCTAATTCAACAAAATCAAATGTATACTGTAACAGAAAATACTTGGTCACATGTTGCAATAGTACGCAATGGGAACAATTATAATGTATATGTGGATGGCGTTTCAAGATTCAACACTACAAATTCTAATGAAGTACAAACTGGAACAAATAATCTTCATATTGGAGACATTACACCTTATAACAATGGTGCATTGAATTTTTATATTCAAGATTTTAGAATCACAAAAGGCCTTGCAAGATATACCGCAAACTTTACACCACCTACAGAGGAATTAGAAGGATAGAAAAATGTATGAATATAGGTGTAAAATATTACGAATTGTTGACGGCGACACAGTAGATGTAGATATAGATTTAGGTTTCGGTATTTGGATGCACAAAGAGCGCGTCCGTATTATGGGGATTGATACCCCAGAATCAAGAACAAAGGATTTGGTCGAAAAATCATATGGGTTACAAGCAAAAGAATTTATGAAATATCTTTTGCCTATCGGATCTTCACAAATAATCAAAACTCAAAAAGATAAAACAGGTAAATTTGGTAGAATTTTGGGGGATTTTATAATAGAGTATAAAGATAAAAATAATAATTATTCCGAAAAACTGGCATCATCTATTATGATAGAAAATTTTCATGCAGTACCCTATAAAGGACAGAGTAAAGACGACCTGATAGACCTGCATATGGCAAATAGGGATAAACTACAAGAAGTCAAATAATAAGACACAATCTTTTAAATTATAAATAGTCATATAAAATAAGAGGTATGACTTATGGCCACCGCAACTACAAGAACTGAATTCAAAAATTATTGTCTTAGAAAACTTGGTTCTCCGGTAATACAAATCAATGTCGCAGATGAACAATTAGAAGATAGAATTGACGATGCTTTAGAATATTATCAAGACTACCATTTCGATGCGGTAGAAGATACATATTTGGCACACGAAATAACACAATCGGACATGGACAACAAATATATAACTATCAATAACAATATTATTGGTATTAAACAAGTTATACCACTTTTTCAAGCATCAAATTCTAGTACTAACATGTTTGATATTAGGTATCAACTATTTTTAAACGATGTGTATGATTTACAAAGTCAAGAAATGTTGACATATCAACTCACACAAGATCACCTTCAAATGGTAAACGAAATGATTTCTGGTAGGGTTCCTATCCGATTCAACAGACATATGAATAAACTTCACCTAGATATAAATTGGGGGACCGCCCTAACAGTCGGAGAAAATATTATTATCGAAGGGGTGCGGGTTATCGATCCAGATACATATACAGACGTTTGGAACGATAGATGGCTCAAGAGATATGCAACCGCACTTATAAAACGGCAATGGGGCGAAAATATCACAAAATATGAAGGTATGACACTGCCAGGTGGGGTTACTTTTAATGGTAGTGCAATTTTGGATCAAGCTATACAAGAAATAACGGCACTAGAAGAAGAAATGTCTCTGAATTATGAGTTGCCTGTGGATATTATGGTTGGATAAAAAATGCCAGTAAATCAATATTTCAATACTATAAATTTCGCACCTGAACAAAATTTACTAGAAAATCTTGTCGTGGAGTCTATTCAGATTCATGGGCAAGATTTTATATATGTTCCGAGGGCCATAGTTAAGGAAGATACGATTTTCAATGAAGATGTACTGAGCGAATTTACAGAAACACATTCAGTAGAAATGCATATTGAAACCGCAGATGGGTTTGAAGGCGAGGGAGATCTACTGTCAAAATTTGGATTGGAAGTAAGAGATCAGATAGTTACTATATGTTCAGTTTCCAGATTTACAGAAATAACAGGTCGTTTAAAACCGTTAGTCGGCGATCTTTTATATCACCCAATCTCAGATGCAGTTTTTGAAATTAGGTTTGTTGAAGATGAACAACCATTTTATCAACTTGGAAAAAATTATGTCTATAAGATAACGTCAGAACTATTTGTATATAGTCACGAAAATATAAGTACGGGGGTTGTCGAACTTGATAACAATTTCACAACATCAACTTCCGTTGCTGCCGACGATTCTATAGACAATGTTGCAGATTCCGATACAGGATTAGTTCCATTAGACACTACAACTGTCGATGGTGTCATAGATTTCACCACTGGCAATCCATTTAGTGAGGAATACTAATGTTAGGTAATGATTATTTTTATAGAAGCACAATAAGAAATTATGTAATTGCATTTGGATCTATGTTTAATGATGTCGATATCAAAAGAACAAACGCGGCTGGGACAGTTATATCGGTTATTAGAGTTCCGTTAGCATATGGCCCATCTCAAAAATATTTATCACGAATCAACAAAGTTACTACGGCCGGAGAACCCGCAATCACTTTGCCAAGAATGAGCTTCGAGATTTCCAGTTTTCAGTACAACCCATCGAGAAAACTGCCAAAGACAAATAAAATTTCAAGACAGAATACTACATCAGAAAATATAAAAAATCATGTATACCAACCAGTTCCATATGATATTGGATTTCAACTTTCTGTAATGACTAAAAATGCAGACGATGCAACCCAAATTATAGAACAAATCTTGCCATATTTTACACCATCTTTTGTTATACCAATTAAAGAGGCTACAGAATTAGGTATTGTTAGGGATACCCCACTAACATTAGAATCTGTTGATTATGCAGACGAATATGAAGGAGATTTTCTTTCTAGGCGTTCGTTGATATGGACATTAGGATTCACTATGGCCGGTACTTTATATGGACTGCCTAGAGAACAAAAATTGATTAGAACCGCAATAACAAATACTAAAAAATTAGATACGGATGAACAGTTTACGAAAAATACAATCACAACCGATCCGGCAGATGCACTAAAAACAGAAAATTTTAGTTTTATCAATACTTTTGATGAAGAATTTGGAGATGAATAATGAGAGAAAGTTTGAATGACAAATTGAGTGGATTTTTAGACATAGAAAACAAAATTGAAGAAAAATCTAAGAGCATCGCAAAAAGACAAGAGACTAATTTACAAGAGTTTAACATTTCTGAACAAAGAGATCAAGATCTAGTCAATGACTACAATGATCATCGCGACACGTTAAAAGATTTAGTTTCACAGGGTCAAGACGCGCTGCAAAATTTATTGCAATTAGCCAAAGAAAGCGAACATCCGCGAGCATATGAGGTTACTGGACAACTATTGAAAACGACGGCAGATTTAACAAAAGACCTAATAGAATTACAAATAACAATGAATAAAATAGAAAATACAAAAGATGGTGGAAAACCGTCTAAAGTGGTAAATAATGCAGTTTTTGTCGGTAATACGAATGACCTGTTGGAAACCCTAAAGGGAAAAAACAGAAAAGAATCTAAAAAATGAGCGAAATATATCTAAACAATCCCAATCTAAAATCGTCAGGGGTTGATATTGGCTGGACTGAAGAACAGGCGCAGGAATATGTTCGGTGTATGGAAGATCCTGTATATTTTGTCAAAACTTATATGAAAATTGTTAATGTTGATACCGGACTTGTAAATTTTGACTTATATCCATTTCAAGAAAAAATGATTCGTTCATTTACAAATAATCGTTTTACTATTGCAAAAATTGGTAGACAGTCCGGTAAATCTATCACATGTATTGCATTTTTTCTACACTATATACTTTTCAACAAAGATGTTTCGGTTGCATTACTCGCAAACAAACTTGCAACTGCGCGAGAGTTGTTGAGTAGACTGCAAATGGCATATGAACATTTACCCAAGTGGCTGCAGCAAGGGGTTGTAACATGGAATAAGGGCAACATAGAATTAGAAAATGGTGCCAAGGTTATGGCTGCGGCAACATCTTCTAGCGCTATTCGTGGTGGTTCGTATAACATTTTGTTTCTGGACGAGTTTGCATTTGTTCCAAATGAAATGGCAGAAGAGTTTTTCAATTCTGTTTATCCCACAATTTCATCAGGTACATCTACAAAAGTTATCATTGTATCAACTCCGGCCGGTATGAATCATTTTTATAAATTGTGGGTAGACTCAGAAGAGGGTAGAAACAGTTATAATCCAATTTCTGTCCATTGGAGCGAAGTGCCGGGCCGTGATGAAAAATGGAAACAAACAACTATAAAAAATACAAGCGCCGAGCAGTTTAGACAAGAATTTGATACGGAATTTTTGGGGAGTACTAATACTCTAATAAATGTAACAAAATTAAAAAATATGGCGTATAGAAATCCTAGACAAGTTTTAGAAGATGGTTCGTTAAAAATATACGAACAACCTAAAGAAGGCCACATTTATATAACAACAGTCGATGTATCAAGAGGGCAAGGCCAAGACTTTTCTGCATTATCTATTTTTGATTGTACAAAAATGCCTTACAGACAAGTGGCTACTTATCGGTCAAATGAAATTCCACCTATGGTATATCCAAATCTTATCAATAGAGTCGGGACGTTGTATAATGATTCTTTGATACTAGTTGAAATAAATGACGTTGGCCAACAGGTAAGTGATATACTATATCACGACTTGGAAAATACCAATCTAATAAGTATATCAAGCGATACCAGAAAGGGACAAACTATAAGTTCAGGTTTTGGTGGAAAAAGTACAACATTGGGAATTAGAACTACTAAGGCAACCAAAAAAATTGGTTGTATGAATATGAAAAGTTTGATCGAAGAAGATAAATTATTGATTCGAGATTTTGAAACAATCAATGAATTGACAACTTTTATTTCGAAAGGACCTAAATATGAAGCAGAGAAAGGTCGAACGGACGATTTAGTGGACACGTTAGTATTATTTTCGTGGATGTCCACTGACCCTTATTTTAAAAGCATGTGTGATATAGATACCAGAAACGAAATTTATGAAGAAAGAATGAGACACCTAGAAGAGAATATGTTACCATTTGGATTTATTTCCAATGGTGTCGGCGGAGAATCTTTTGTAGACGCCGATGGCGATCTATGGACGGTAAGCGACTGACAGGGTGTATTTATACTGAGTTCGGTGTTTTTATAAATAAATAAAAATAACTTATTATATCAAATCAAAGGAGATAAAAAATGGCATTCCAAGTAAGTCCTGGCGTAAACATTTCTGAAATAGATGCATCTACGAGTGTGCCCGCATTAGTTACCAATATTGGTGCTATGGTTGGTCAATTCTCAAAAGGCCCCGTTGGGGAGATTGTAGAAATATCTAGTGAAGAAGAACTGAGAATCGTTTTCGGTGA